GAGCTACGTCTACACCAACTGCCTATTGAACAATTTCATCGACGTTTCAACGGGTGAAACCAATCAGGCACAGGTGTCATGGCAGATGGATTTTGTGCAACCGCTTTTGACGTTCCCGGCATCGACAGGAATCCTTAACTCGTTGACAAGTGCCATTCAGAATGGCTCCTCAACCCTTGCAAGTCAGCTTCCGTCACTATGACCACTTACACCGTCCCGCTAAGTTATCCGAACGCGATTCCGCTTCAGGTCACGCTTGATGGCTCAAGCTATCAGGCACTTATCGCGTGGAACCTATTCGGTCAACGGAGTTACGTTCAGATCAGCGATCAATTCGGGAATACGATCGTCAATATCCCTCTGATCGGGAGCGCACAGGCGGCAGAATACACCTACACCGTATCGGACCCCCAAGGCGTACAGGCCCCTAAGACGGTCACTTTAGCCAGCGTTGAACCGATCAACATCCTTGCCGGGTATTTCCAGACTTCGGTCATGTATTACTTCCCCGCCTCGCAGACGCTTGAGGTGCTACCGTGACGGATTTTTCGGGAAAACTGCCGTGGGTACAGGATATGGCAAAAGCCATCGAGTACCGGCAAGGCGTGGCATCCGAAGATAAGGGATGGGAACTTCCCTGCAAGGTTGCGGCGATTGATCCGACCGGCCTTTTCGTTACGGTGGAATTTGCCACGAACTCGAATCCGTATCAGCTTCCGAAGATCACGATCCCGGTCAATACATCGCAGTATGTTCGATTGCCGCTACAGGTAGGCGATCCCGGCGTGACCCGATGCGCGGATGCGTCATTGCTTCCGATTAGCGGCCTGACCAATGGCGTCACGGACTTCCGTAGTGTCGGGAACCTGAATGGTATCCTTTCGTTTGAGCCCATCGCCAACAAGGGATTTCCAGCCAACCCGAATATCAATGTCGTATGGATGTATGGCCCCAATGGCGTGACCATTCAGGATGAAGCCGGGAATTCGGTCGTTACCATAACCCCTACAGGGATTAGGCTTCAAAGCGGAACTTCCTTTATCTCGATTGCCAAGAATGGCGCGATTGATATTGAAGGAACGTCCGTCAAGATCATGGGCAAGGATTTCCTCGGTCACGAACATTCCGGCGTTCAAACCGGCACAAGCAACACAGGGGGAGTCGCGTGAGAGTCTGGGGCCGTACTTACAACGTCGAAACTCAGACCTACACATGGTCAGAAGTCACGACCGATGCCAATGGATATAACGATGCGGTCTATGTGACCGCGCTGGCACAGGTGCTTCAGTTAATACAGGGCGAATCTCCCTTCTGGGCAAACTACGGTATCCCGGCGCTGAATAGCCTGACCCTTCAGGTATTCCCGGACCTTGCCGTTTACTTCACTCAGCAACAGTACGCGCAGTATTTTTCATCGCTGAAGATCACCAAGGTCAATGCCAAGAATCAATACAACGTGCCGACTCCTGTCTATAACGTGACGATCATCACGCAAGCCGGGAGCATCATCAATCTTGAGGTTCCGATACCGACATGACAATCCCTATCGTTATGACTTCAGCCGGGGCCACTCCGGCGACTCCCTCGGCGCTTAATGCGGAACTTATCGCTCTGGCGGTTGCGAGCAATCCCGGCTTAACAGCCAATTTGCCCGGCACCTTGATCGAGGATATTGCCTCGACCGATACGGCGGCTCTGGTCCTGATTGACGCGGCACAGGTTGAAACGGTTAATTCCATGACGCCTTATGGCGCAAACCTCTTTGAATTAAACCAGCTCGGCCAGATTTACGGCGTTCAACAGGGAAAAGGAACCAACACGGCGGTTTATGTCGTGTTCTCCGGGACCGCTGGTCAGGTCATTGGCGCGGGTGTCATCGTTTCGGATGGGGTCTACACCTACGTCACTCAGGCGGCGTCAATCATCAATTCGACCGGCATGAGTAACACGGTCTATTGCGTGGCATCGCAATCAGGCTCATGGGCGGTCCCGGCTAATACGGTCACGATCATTTCCTCAAGCGTTCCTCCGGGCGTAACCCTGACGGTCAACAATCCCAACGCGGGAATTCCAAGTTCAGGCGTTCAAGACCCCGGCGATTATCGCTCTCAGGTTTTAAATGCGGGTCTTTCGAATCCTTCAGGAACACCGACCGCGATTAAATCCGCATTGGCGAACGTGCCAGGTGTGATCGACTCCCTGATTAGCGTCAAGGTAGCCGGATATTACAACCCAGATCGATTCGAAGTCATCGTCGGCGGGGGCGATCCTACGGCAATCGCGGGGGCCATTTTCAATTCGTGCGGTGATCCGAATAGCCTTGGGGCTTCGGTCATGCAAGTGGCTACCGTAACGACCGGAACCACAACGACTATTGTGACCAATCTGGTGACGGGATTTACGACCGGCGAATCCGTGGTCATATCAGGCGCGACCGGGATTACCGGCATCAATGGGACTTGGACCATTACGACCGTCAGCGGCAATCCGTTTGCCTTTACGATCTCCTACAATTCATCAGGAACCTATACCGGCGGCGGCGTAGTTACCGTTGGCTCTACCGGCACGATTCCGCGCAATGTCTCGGTCACGGTTTACGATCAGCCGGATTCCTACGTTATCCCGTTCGTGATCCCGCCTCAACAGCCGGTCTTGGTGCAAATTACATGGAATACGACCAGTACCAATGTTGTGAGCAATAGCGCGATTCAGACCTTGAGTACCGCACCCGTTCAGGCGTACATCAACGGCCTTGGACCGGGACAGCCGATCAATATCTACGAGCTTCAGTATGTGTTTCAGCAAGCGGTAGTCTCGCTCATTCCGACACCCTTACTGACGCATATCGAAGTTCAGGTCACATTGAATGGTGTCGTAACCCCGCCAATCTCAGACACCGGCATTATCTTGGGTGATCCCGAAGGCTATTACTACGTTTCATCGACCGGCGTAACAACGGTGAGAGGCTAAAATGCTTCCTACGTCACCGACGAATGTCTTAAAAACCATTCCAAGCTATCTGTATTTCCAATACCTTGACGATCAGAATCTTCCGGCGCTGATCTCGGCCTACAACACGCTGACTCAGGAATACGTCGACTGGTTTAACGATATCAATCTGCCCATCTATACCGGCCTTTCGGGTGCATTGCTCGACTGGATCGGGCAGGGCATCTATGGCGTTCCTCGGCCATCGCTTTCAACAACTTCAGTCAATGGGGTTATCGGCCAGATTGGCGGCTTGAAATATCACGGCGCAGAAGCGAGTGGCCCGACACCGAACATTGCTCTGGCTATCGCGACTACTCAGGCATTTGAAACCACGACCGTTTATACAACGCCCGACGATATCTATAAGCGCGTTTTGACTTGGCTTTTTTACAAGGGTGATGGGTCAAATTTCTCGATTCCGTGGCTCAAAAGACGCATTGCGCGGTTTCTTTATGGCGTAAACGGGACTGACGTATCCGACCCTTGGACCCCAAATATCAGCGTGACTTTCAATGAAGGCACCAGCCCTCTACCAACCTGCGAGATTGTAGTCAATAATGCCGTAAATCCGGTTGCCACCTACTTTCAACTCGCTGTCGAAGATGGGGTTTTATCTCTTCCGATGCGGTTTCAGTATTCGGTGACGATCAACACTTGAGGTCAAAATGACAGCTCTCATCGAACTCTATGCCAATAACGCCTATTCGACTCTGGCGAACGGCATCACCTCGACAGATACGACGATCAATCTGGCTCCGGGCACAGGCGCACGATTTCCGAATCCGACCTCCGGCACTCAGTTCTTTAGGCTCAATTTAACCAGCGCGGCCACGCCTAACGTACCCCTTGAGATTGTTTACGTCATAGCGCGGTCCACAAACGCTTTGACGGTACTTCGTGGGCAGGAAGGAACGACCGCACAGGCATGGCTCCTTGGCGATCTCTGCGCGAATGAGCCGACAGCGGGAATGTTCAATCAGTTCGTTCAGCCTTGGACCGGCGTGGATACCGGGGCGGTTAATGCCTACGTTGTCAGCACTCCGCAAGCGCAAGGGGCCTATTACACCGGAATGCCTTGCACGTTCTATACCCTAAACGCGAATACTTCGACCACGCCCACACTGAATCTGAATGGTCTCGGCGCGAAGGTCATCAAAAATGCCGATGGGACCGCGCTTCTCGCAAGTCAACTTCTGGCAAATACTCCGATCAGTGTTCTATACGATTCCAGTGATGCGTCATGGCGGCTTCAGTCACCACTTGGAATGCCAACCAACCTGACACCATCAAGGGCGGCGGGAATTGATCCTTCGGGAAGAATTACGGCGGCGGCTCCGTCATTGGTTCAGTTAAATATGCTTCAAAATTGGAATGAACCGATTCAAAGCCAAGCGGGGACGCCGGGATGGGTTATCAATCCTCAGGGCATCCTGATGCAATGGGCTACAGGTTATGCTTCGACCGATGGCGGGTTGATTTCATTTGCCGAATCATTCCCGAACGCAATTAGTGCGGTATTTGTCAGCATTGCCACCGCTGATTCTGCGACTCTGGCATCAAATGGGTACTGTGGATATCAAGTCGTCACCAATCAGCAGATTAGGGTCTATTCTGTCGTGGGCGTTCCGGCAGTCAGCGTTATGGCTATAGGATATTGATATGTCAATACAGACCGATTTCATCGACAAAATCGCTCCCGGCGCAGTTAAAGCCTTCAAGAAGACCGGCGTTTTCGCTTCCGTCACGATTGCTCAAGCAATCCTTGAATCAGGATGGGGCAAGTCAGCCCTTGCGCGACAGGCCAACAATTTCTTTGGCATCAAATGCTATGGCTCTTGGGATGGTGAAGTTTGCACCATGCTGACCCGCGAAGTGGTCAATGGTCGTAGTACGATTGTCAAAGGCGAATTCAGAAGCTATCCGAACCTTTCCGGAAGTATTCTGGATCATGCGGAATTCCTGAAAGAAAATAAACGCTACGAAAAAGCGTTTGCCGCGAAGGATGGCCCGTCTTTTGCAAAGGCGATTGCCAAGGCTGGATATGCCACCGACCCCAAATATGCCGACTTTTTGGTGAAACTCATTACGCAGTTCAAATTGGAGAAGTACGATAATGGTGATCTTCCCGACATTGATCCCGAGGTCATTTCCAAAAATGAACAAATGGCTTGAGATAGCGATCTATGTGGGCGGCGGGATTCTGGTGACTTATGTGACCATGAGCAATTCAATCAGCCAACACTCGTATCGTCTGGACCGGATTGAGCATGAATTCGACCAGCACATCAGCGAGCATCAGAAGGAATTCAAGGAAGTGCGCGATCTTTTGACGGACATTCAAATCAAGATTGCCAAAATCTCGGGAGATAAATAATGCCGCCCCCGATCCCGTCTTATAACTTCAAGCAGGGCGCGACCTTCTCACTGGGTGGATTCGCCTCCTTGCCGACCGGAAGCGGATATTTTTG